GGTTGCGAGCATATTCATATGCTTCACGAAGGTATCCTTTTGTTTGTCTTTTTGGTTTAACAGGGGGTTTAAGTTGTTTTTTAGGTTTGACTTCGATAATATATTTTTTGATTTTACCGGTAGTCTCCTTCAGTTTAACATAAAAATCTGGAAAATATCTATGGATACGATTATCAATTGGAGAACGATATGGTATTACGATCTCTTCACTGCCCCATTCAAGTATATTCTCGTTCAAATCACAGTAAACCATGAATTTTCGCTCCCAAAGTGAACGATAAATGATGTTTGATGGATTACCTTTGTACTTTCGCGGGTGTGATGGTGAATATCTCCCTTTATATGACATAAATAATACTATAGTAAAATCATATAGGTATTTAGTGTGAGTTTTGTACAGAAAATCACAATGAGTGATGCCAAAGTCAAATTTGGTAGTTTATCGTTAAATAATCAATATCAAGTTCACTTTGCTGGTATCAATGGTGCTGTGATCAATTATCTTAAGTTTGATAAGAGAATTGATAATGCTCAAGACTTTATCAGTCGTGAAGCTGGTATCCTTTGTAGTGATGCATCACTTCCAGCAAGTGCATTTGCAACAGCAGAAGTTAAAGATAATTTTATGGGAGTGCCACAAGAGTTTGCACATTCAAGAATATACACTGACATTGACTTTACATTCTATGTGGATGAAGATTACACATTATTGAATATATTTGAAGGATGGATGGATTATATTTCAAGTGGTGCAGGTAGAGAAGTGGCAGAATTTCAAAAACCATTCTATCGTAGAATGAGGTATCCTGATTCTTATAAGTGCGATACTATGTTTATTACAAAATTTGAAAAGAATCAAAAAAGAAAACTTAGATATCAATTTATAAATGCATTTCCTAAATCTATATCACCAATACCCGTTACTTACGGGGCTGCAGACTTATTGAAAGTATCTGTAAGTTTTAATTATGACCGCTATATAGTTGCGAATCAAATAGATTCGTGATATAATACTAAATAAAACACTGAATTGAATAATTATGCCTTTACCTAAGATTAATACCCCAACTTATGAATTAACATTACCATCAAATAATAAGAAAGTTAAGTATCGTCCATTCCTTGTTCGTGAAGAAAAAATATTGATATTAGCATTAGAGTCGAATGATCCTAAGAATATCACAAATGCAATCATGGAAATCATGACTGACTGCATTTTTACTAAAATTGATTTGACATCGCTTCCAAGTTTTGATATTGAATATTTGTTTCTAAATATAAGATCCAAGTCAGTAGGTGAAACTGTTGATATAATTGTGACTTGTCCTGATGATGGTAAAACAACTGTTGAAACATCAGTGAATATTGATTCGATTAAGGTAAAGAAAACTCGTGGTCATAAGAACATTGTTAAACTTGATGATCAGTATTTCATGAAGTTGAAATATCCATCAATGAAGCAATTTATTGAGAGTAATTTTGATGTAGAGGAGGCATCATCAAATGTGAATGAGTCTCTTGCTATGCTTTCATCATGTATTGAGATGGTTTATAATGAAGAGGAAAGTTGGGAGACAGACGATTGTTCTCCAGATGAATTGAAAGACTTTATTGAACAGTTAAACACCAAACAGTTTAAGGATGTTGAAAATTTCTTTGATACCATGCCAAGATTGGAGCATAAAATCAAGGTTAAAAATCCAAATACTGGTGTTGAATCTGATGTAGTACTGGAGGGATTGGCAAGTTTTTTCAGTTAGGTATGGCCCACACGAATCTGGAGTCATACTATAAAGTTAATTTTGCCTTGGTTCAGCATCATAAATACTCTTTGACGGAGATTGAAAACATGATGCCTTGGGAGAGAGATGTTTATGTCACTCTATTGAAACAATATATTGATGAGGAAAATTTAAAACAACAACAAAGTAGATCATAGTGGCGGTTAAATCAAAACCAAAAATAAATGTTACTAAACTCATGGACTTGCAAGAGGATACCCGATTGCGAAGTCTAAAAGAGCAAGTAGATAGTGGTGGAGAAGTAAGAGCAGCGAAAAGAAGAAAATCAAAAAAATCTTTTAGTGAGATTAAGGCAGAAATAGATGCTAAGAAGATAAACAAAGATAAACTTTTAGGAACTAAAGGTGTACAAAAAACAAATGCACTTCTCATGGAATCAAATAAGATTCTTATGGATATTGCATCTGTTATATCAACTGACTTCACGACAAGGATTGACGGTGAAAAGCAAGAATTAAGGGATTTGCAATCTAAAAGACAGAAGGGTGAGGTTGCAGAGAAAGAAGGTAAATTAGAAGGTAAGGGGCAATCAACAAATAAAATTAGTGCAGCAGCACAAAAAATGATGCAACCTATCATGGGTGCTTTTGATAAAATAAAAGAATTAGTGTCAATAATAGGTTTAGGTATATTAGGTAACGCAGCACTTGAATTTTTAAAAGATCCAGCAAACCTTGAGAAGGTTAAGGGATTCTTTGATTTTATTGCCAAACATTGGAAATGGGTTTTAGGTGGATTAGGTGTATTAGTCGCACTTAAGTTTGTAGGGCCAATTATTACTCTTGTTAAGGTTGTAAGAAAGGCAGTTAAAATACTTCTAAAATTTGGTAAATTTGTTAAAAATTTGCCGAAAAGATTAAGAGTTACAAGAAAATTAATCCAAAGAGCATTTAAGAAAAAATTTGGAACAAAGGTAGGAACAAAAATAGGAACAAAAATAGGGCAAAAAGTTACTAAGAAGGTAGCAACTAAAACTGCCACAAAAGTTGCGGTTAAGTCAGCAGGTAAAGGACTTGGAAAGTCAGTATTGAAAAAAATTCCTCTTGTAGGACTAGGATTGGGTGCAGCATTTGCAATCGATAGGTTAAGAGGGGGTGATTGGAGTGGTGCATTAATGGAATTAGGATCTGGTGCTGCGTCCATGATTCCCGGTGTTGGAACTGCTGTATCTGTTGCCCTTGATGCTGGATTGATAGCAAAAGATGTTGTGGATGCAAAAAATCAAGAGGCAACTGAAGGTGGTGAAGTCACTGCAAGGAAAACAGGTGGAAATATATCAAAAGGAAAACCATATCTTGTTGGTGAAGGTGGCCCAGAATTATTCAAACCAAATATAAGTGGATCATTATTGAGGGCGGGTGCTACAGCAGAAACATTAAAAACATTAGCAGAGGATGAATCACCAAACATAATTCAAATGGATTTACCTGCAATTAAATCAGCACCCCCAACTGTTCCAACAAAATCAGTTCCTGCAAATGAGGTTGAGTTGATAAGTCCTGTTAATACACTGAATGAATATATGTTGGTAGTACCTGATCTTCTAGGGATATCTGTATGACAACTAACAACGCTGCAGCATCACAATTAAAATTAAATGTAACTAACATTAAAAGTGTGTTGGTTAAAGGTAATAAGAGTATGACACGCTTGAAAGCGTTTAAGGCGAAAACAATATTTAATATGGAACAAGATGATTTAAGAAAGAAAGAAGAAGAGTCGTTAGAAGCAGTCAAACCAAAAAAGAAAAAGATTACAGCAGATAAATCACCAGTCAAATCTAAGGGTGGTATCTTAAATAAGTTGATGACATTTGCTGGTATTATATTAGGTGGTGTTTTAGTAAATGCATTACCAGCAATACTTAAAAAATTAAGAGATATATTTACATCGGTCTTTAATTTCTTAAAACCTGTTGGTAAAGCAATAATGGGAATTATAAACTTCATTAGTGGTGACACGATGGATATGAGTAAATATGATTCTCAGAAAGCAACTGTTGATGATCAATTTAATCAGTTGAAAGAGGCATCAGATCAATTAAATGAAGACATTAAACCCATAACTGAGGTAGAATCATTACTAGGTGATTCTTCTGAATTGGATGAAGAAGGAGAAATTAAAGGTAAAGAAGAAGTAATTCAAGATAACCAAGAAACTGAATCAACAATAACACCAACTGATAATTCAACTGATACTAGTGGAATGGTAGAATCAACTACACCAGAGGAGAGAGAAAAGGCTGCAGTTCAAACTATGAAGACTGATCAGAATGTTCAGAAAAAGAATGAAGGTGGTAAGATAAGTACATCTAAAGGTAATATCAAAGATAGTGTCCCTGTATTACTAAGCCCCGGTGAATTTGTAATCAATCAGAAAATAGCAAAGAGTATTGGATATGAAAAATTAAAACAAATTAATGCAATAACTTCTAATTCTTCTGCTCAAATATCTCCAAAAACACCCAATGATATTTCTATGTTAAATAATGGTAAGAAGAAAGGTAAAACTACAATCATAATGCAAACTCAAGTTGTTGAGAAAATCACTCCAGTTCCAGTATAATGTCAGCACCAGCAGCAGGCCCATCTAAGTACGATATAATTCAAATCGAAAAGGATGGGGAAACAATTGATCTTAAAGGTGGTACACTCAGTGTGGACTACTATGAGAGTTTGTATTCTCCAACTGTAACTGCAAAAATTGTATATATGGATGCAGGTGGTAATATCGAAGATAAAAAGTCATCTAAGTTTGTAAGTGTTAAAGAAGGTTTACCTATAACAGGATTAGAGAGTGTTAAGATAAAAATATCACCTACTAGAGGTAAAGTCTTAGATTTTTCAAAAGATCCATTTAAGGTAGATGCTTGTCCAACTTTAAGTAAAGAAGCAAACCGTGAAACGGTTGCATTATCATTAGTTTCACAAAAACAAATAACAAATGATGAGACACCTATATTCGACAAGTATACTGGTAAAATTAGTGATACAGTCAAAAAAATATTAAAAGAAAAATTTAAACTAACAAATGATAAAATTAAAATAGATCCTACAAGGAATGGGTATAATTTTCTAGGTAAGGGTAGAGGTGGACTGAATTTGATTTTAGACTTATGTAGAAGATCAGTTCCTGTAAAGGGTGATGCTGGATATTTCTTCTATCAAACTAAGAGTGGATATAAATTTAGATCAATTGAATCATTGTTATCCGAGAAGCAAAAATTTACTTTTAATTATTTTGGTGGATTTAAAAAAGATAATACAAAA